AGGCATTACAAGAAAATACAGTTTCATCTGATATAATACAATTTATAGATAGAAAAGGACAAGAGATTGCAGATACACAAATGGCTAAATCAGATTTTGCAAAACAATCATTAAAAGATCAAATGGAGGGTATACCTGGAATACGTGATTACACAGATACAGAATCTACTAGAATATTTTCAAAACAACCAAGTCAGATGGATTTAAATTTAAATATGTTCCCAACATTACCTACAGGTGTTATGGAATTAAAAACTTCAGACGCTATAGATTTAGCACAAGCACTTAGAGCAGAAGGTCAAAATGTGTCGGCAAAAGATATATTAGCTTATAGAGATGATTTAAAACAAATGCCTTTATCTAAACAAGCTGAAATATATGGTGACGAGCAGACTTATGGAACACAAGGTGCTAGTGTTTTACAACCATTAGCAGGCGGTGGTATCGCTAAATTAGCCGGTGTATCATCAGGCCCACCACCAGAATCAGGACCAAACTCACAAGGGTTGCCAGGTCTATTAAAACGTGTTAAGAATAGATAGGAGTATATATGGCAGAAATAGATAAAGGACTCCCGAACACTAGAACTAAATTAGATATCCCTTCAGAAGAAGAGATAGCAGAAGAAGTTGCCGTTCAGGAACCAGAAAAAGGACCAATAGAAGTTATACCAGAGGAGGATGGTGGTGTAACATTAGACTTTGAACCAGGATCTATAAATGTGCCTGGAACAGAATCACATTTTGATAACTTAGCAGATCTTTTACCTGATGATGTATTAGAGCCAATCGGAAACGAGATGACTCAAAACTACATGGACTACAAAGGTTCAAGAAAAGAATGGGAGCAAGGTTATATACAAGGTTTAGATCTTTTAGGGTTTAAATACGAGAATAGAACTGAACCATTTCAAGGAGCTTCAGGTGCAACACATCCTGTAATGGCGGAAGCTGTTACACAGTTTCAAGCTCAAGCCTATAAAGAATTATTACCAGTTGATGGACCGGTGAGAACACAAATCATTGGCACAAAAAATCCTGCAACCGAACAACAGGCAACACGTGTTAAAGATTTTATGAATTATTTAATTATGGATCAAATGAAAGAGTACGAAGCAGAGTTTGATTCTATGTTGTTTCATTTACCATTAGCTGGATCAACATTTAAAAAAGTTTACTATGATGTACCACTTGGTAGAGCAGTATCTAAGTTTGTACCAGCAGATGAATTAATTGTTCCGTATACGGCTACCTCATTAGACGATGCGGAAGCAATTATTCATACAATAAAAATATCTGAAAACGAATTAAGAAAACAACAAGTCAATGGTTTCTATAGAGATGTTGAGTTAGGACCACCAGGTACAGATTCAAACGATGAACTTGCAAAAAAAGAACGCTCTCTTGAAGGCAGTAAAAAAACTGGAAAAAATGAACCTGTTTATACTTTGTTAGAGTGTCATGTTAATTTAGACTTAGAAGGTTTTGAAGAGGTCGGTGCAGATGGACAACCGACTGGAATAAAATTACCTTACATCGTAACTGTTGAGGAAGGTAATAGGAAAGTTCTTTCTATTAGAAGGAACTATGCGCCCAATGATCTAAAGAAAAATAAAATCCAATATTTTGTCCACTTTAAATTTCTGCCAGGACTAGGATTTTATGGCTTTGGACTCATTCACATGATTGGCGGATTGAGCCGTACGGCAACGGCGGCTCTCCGTCAATTATTAGACGCGGGTACCCTATCAAACTTACCAGCAGGATTTAAACAAAGAGGTGTAAGAGTTAGAGATGAAGCAGCTCCAATACAACCAGGTGAATTTAAAGATGTAGATGCACCGGGTGGTAACTTACGTGATGCGTTTTTTCCATTACCATACAAAGAACCATCTCAAACTTTATTAAATTTATTAGGTATAGTAGTTCAAGCCGGACAAAGATTTGCAGCAATCGCTGATATGCAAGTGGGAGATAGCAATCAAGCTGCAGCTGTTGGAACTACAATTGCATTATTAGAACGTGGTTCAAGAGTCATGAGTGCAATACACAAAAGATGTTACGCAGCTATGAAAAAAGAATTTAAACTTCTTGCAAAAGTAGTATCACAATATTTACCACCAGAGTATCCATACGATGTTGTTGGTGGCGCAAGAAATGTAAAACAAGCTGACTTTGATGATAGAGTAGATGTGATACCAGTTGCAGATCCAAATATATTTTCTATGTCACAGAGAATAACACTTGCACAGACACAATTACAAATAGCAACATCAAATCCACAGCTACACAACATGTATCAAATATACAGAAACATGTACGAAGCAATCGGTGTTAAAAATGTAGATGCGGTTTTACCACCACCAGCCCCAACAGCGCCAATGGACCCAAGTATGGAACACATAAATGCGTTAGCTGGTAAACCTTTTCAAGCTTTTCCTGGTCAAGACCATAGAGCACACATTACAGCTCACTTAAATTTTATGTCGACTAATATCGTTAGAAATAATCCTGCAGTTATGGCTGCAATACAGAAAAATATATTAGAACATATTAGTCTGATGGCACAAGAACAGGTACAATTAGAGTTTAGAGAACAATTACAACAGATGTTACAGATGCAACAGATGGCAGCAACAGATCCAAGAATACAAGCACAGCTTCAAGCGCTTACAAATCAGGTTGAAGCTAGAAAATCTGTGCTGATCGCAGAAATGACAGAGGAATATATGAAAGAAGAGAAACAAATCACGTCACAATTTGACAATGATCCTCTTTTAAAACTAAAATCACGTGAAGTTGACCTTCGTGCGATGGAAAATGAGCGAAAAAGAGACAATGATGAGGCTCAACAAGACCTTGCAAGAGCAAGATTGATGCAACAAGGTGAAATTGCAGAGGATAAAATGGAACAAAACGAAGATTTAGCAAAATTACGTGCTGGAGTTAGCCTTGCAAAGACCGGAGTACAGCAGGCAGCGGTGATTACGGAGGATAATTAATGCCATTAAACAAAAAAGGTAAAAAAATTATGAAATCGATGAAGAAACAGTACGGTAAAAAGAAGGGTGAAAAGATATTCTATGCATCGAAGAACAAAGGTGTTATAAAAGGAGTAAAAAAAGGAGCATAAATGGAAAAACTTGATAAAATACAAATAGTAAACGTTCCAGAACAAGAAGTTGAGGTGGATCCAAGATCTAAAACAACTGCTGATCAAGCGTTTAATGTTATTAGCACTGGTGGACCTGAGGAAGAAGTACAAGGTCAAGGTGCTGTAAGAACAGACAAGAAAAGAAAATCTAAAGCGTACTAATCATGTGGTTATCGGCAATAAAATTAGCCGTTTCTGCTGGAAGTAAGATTTACGCTAACAAGCAGAGAACGAAGATGGCAATGTCTGATGCACAACTGATGCATGCAGAAAAAATGGCCCGTGGTGAGGAACAATACCAGGGTAAATTGCTAGAAGCCCGACAGTCAGACTGGAAGGACGAGGCAGTTTTGATAATTCTTAGTTTGCCCGTGTTGGTGCTCGCCTACGCAGTCATATCGGATGACCCGACTGCTATGGATAAGGTAAAATTATTTTTCGAGATGTTCTCGCAGCTCCCGTCATGGTTCACAAACCTTTGGATCCTTGTCGTGGCGAGTATTTATGGTATAAAGGGTACACAGATTTTTAGAAACGGAGGCAAAAAATAATGTCAAATTTTGTAGGTTACGGAGTAAAAGGTTTAGTTGCTGGTGCAAAAGCTTTAAAAAATGTTTTTAAACCACAAAAAGTTTCTAAAGATATTACATCTGTGCCACCAACTGTGGCAAAAACAGAAAAAGAGAAACTTTTAAGTCAATTAAATATTAAGAAACAACAAGTAAAAGGTGCTGGTGCAAGATTAAAACAAACTCAGTTTGAAAACCAAAACCCAGAATTTAAAGGTAAAGATTTTACGTTTGCTACTAGAGTAGGAAGATCTTCAAAAGTAAGAGACAATAAAATGGCCGGTGGATTTATGGGTAAGAGAATGGGTTATAAAAAAGGAACTGGTTTAATACCTAAAAGAAAGTCAAACGTAGAAAAAATAAAAGAAACGTTTGGTCCAAAACAAAAACCACAATCAAGAATGACAGGAAAGAAAAAGAAATTTCCTGATTTAACAGGAGATGGTAAAGTTACATTCGCTGATATCTTAAAAGGTAGAGGTGTAATTAATGGTAAGAAAAAGAAAAAAATTATATAATGGCTGGAAAAGGTTTATATGCAAACATACATGCTAAAAGAAAACGTGGAGGCAAGATGCGAAAGAAAGGTGCAAAGGGTGCACCAAAAGCATCTGATTTTAAACGTGCAAAACAAACAGCGAGGAAATAATGACTAAACTATGTCCTAGAGGTAAAGCAGCAGCAAAGCGAAAATTTAAAGTGTATCCGTCAGCATATGCTAACGCCTACGCTTCTAAAATTTGTGCAGGTAAAATTAAAGATCCATCAGGTGTAAAAAGAAAAGATTTCAGAGGCAGCAAAGCTGAGGGTGGATTAATGGAAGCAACTGCTAAATTAAAAAGACAAGGTCTACGTATGGGTGGTGCAGTTTGCAAGATAGCTAAAAGAGGAATGAATAGAGACGCTATCGGAAAGAATTCGTAATGTCTAAAAACGGTCTGGACAAATGGTTTGCCCAGAAGTGGGTAGACATAGGAAGTAAAAAGAAAGATGGTTCTTTCTCAAAATGTGGAAGATCAAAACAAAAGAAAGATGCAAAACGTAAATATCCAAAATGTGTCCCACTTGCAAAAGCAAGACGTATGACTGAAGGTCAGAGACGTTCTGCTGTCAAAAGAAAAAGAGCAGTAGCACAGGGTGTTGGTGGTAAACCAACAAATGTTAAAACATTTGCTAAAAGAACAAAAGCCATGGGTGGTGGTTTTATGGCTAGAAGAATGGGGATGATATAATGAGAAGACAGGATAAAATGCCTGCAAGAAATAAAAAAAATTTTCGTGCTACTAAAAAAGGTGCGGGAATGACAGCAGCCGGGGTCAAAGAATATAGAAGACTTAACCCTGGTTCTAAATTAAAAACAGCCGTGACTGGTAAAGTGAAGCCAGGATCGAAAGCTGCCAAACGTAGAAAATCATTCTGCGCAAGATCACTAGGACAGATGAAAAAATTTCCTAAAGCAGCGAAAGATCCTAATTCTAGACTACGTCAGGCTAGAAGAAGATGGAAATGCTAAAAGCAAAGACTAAAAAATTTAAAGGCAGATCATACAAAATTTCCCCACTAAAGGAGGGACCTTATAAAAAGGGTCTTGTAAAGAATTTAATGAAAGCTAGACGTGAAGTCAAAGTTGCGTTAAATAAGAAAGATAAAGCACTTGAACGAAAAGCTCGTAATAAGGTGCATAAATTTAAAAAAAAGTTAGGAGAACGATAATGAGAAAAGCAAAAATGGGTGGCGGTATGATGATGAAAAGACCTGGAATGAAAAAAGGTTCTATACCACCACAATTAAAAAAGTTCGTCATGGCTAAAAAGAAAAAAGCTAAGATGAAAAAAAAGAAGGCATAATGGTAAAGAAAATAAAAAAAGTTGCAAAAGCACTAAAAAAAGCTTCTGCTTTACATAAGAAACAAAGTAAAGTTATAGAGAAGCACATTAAGGAGATGAAACGTGGCGGATCCAAAAAAAGGTACGGGTAAAAAACCTAAAGGGTCTGGACGTAGACTTTATACGGACGAGAATCCTAGAGATACTGTCCGTATAAAATTTGCAACACCATCAGATGCGAGAGCAACTGTTGCAAAAGTCAAACGTGTTAACAAACCGTTTGCAAGAAAAATACAAATATTAACGGTTATGGAGCAAAGAGCTAAAGTGATGGGTAAAAGTCAAGTTGCTTCAATCGCTAAGAAAG